CGCTTTTATTACTTGCTTCACCAAACTCAATAATGCCGCGACGGGCCTTTTCAATTGTTTCATCGGTTGGCCCAATAGCCTTTTCAAGCTCGCGAAAAGAGCTTTTGAGCTTGTCAAGACCCTCGCCGCCCTCGGTGATAAGGCGGAGTTTTATTTCTTGGACCTGCTTGCTAGCCATCCTTGTCCTTGGCCAATTCGCTTAACGCTGCAGCCTCCATTATTTGAAGACCTTCCAGCATCTCGCGGCGATTCTCCACATTGTAAAGGTCAAACAGTCCGCCAGCACACAGCATCACCTCATATCGCAACCCAAGGTAGCCCGCCATTGTCGTGCTCCACTGCGTTTGCATCCGCAGGAACATCATCACGATGTCCCAGTTTTCTTCCCACACTTCAAAGTCAGCAGCTTCGCCACGCGGCTGCTCGGGGAGGACGATACCAAATGCAGCAGCGTCCTCCCCGGTTTTATCTTCTACACGCTTGCCGCCGCCCGCCCAATAGACGGCAGCATCTTTCAGTTTCCCTGGCGGCCGCCTTCAAAGGTTTCGGTGTAAGCCTTCAGTACGCCACGGATCCAGTAAGGGTCATCCGCCAGCTCGCGCATGGCTTCAATTGAAAACGGCACTTCCTTGCCATCTTCATCCTGAATGCCGTCCCAGCCAACCATGATCACCTTCAACAGATCAATCTCGCCCTTCTCGCCAAGCTTTTGAAATTCCTTCCGGCCAACACGCTTGAATTTCGCGTCAAAGGTCACCGTGTCAAAAGTGCCACCATCACTGGGCTCTTCAATGCTGACCGGCCAAGAAAAGACCTTAACTTTTTTACGGACAAATGCCATGCGTAATGAACGCGATACTGCAACAGCATACACCCAATAAAAAGGGGCCGCATTAGCGACCCCTAAAACCGTCCACACCGATCGCAGTTTAATCAGGTGTAAACGAAGCTGAACTCATCGTTGCCGGCAGTCGACGGAATACAGGTGAACGGGATGGTCAGCATGTGGATGCCATCCTGATCGCTGTAGCTCACATCACCGATATCAACCCTGGTGGAGGCGAAATCGAAGATATTGCCAGCAGTCTGACCGTGCTGGAACAGCAGGTTGCCCAGCGTGCCATCGCTCAGCGCTGCTGTGAAGTAATCCTTCTGAGCAATAGTCGGCGCTTCGATCACGACACTACCGGTGCTAGCGCGATCAGTCAGCAGCACCTGTTTGGTGCAGTTGATCAGATCGCGGTACACCAGCGTGTTACCAATATCAAACGACACCGACTGGAGGCAACCGCTGTAGGACAGCAGCTCGAAGCCAGTGGTGTTGCCCTGCTTGGCGATCACAGGCGTGGCCTGGTTCGCGTAGGTGACAGAAGGAGCAGCAGTGTCAGTCGGTGCGTTGTACACACCAGTGAAGGTGAAATCAATCGAAGGGATTTCGCCTACTGCCATGTTCAGCGTGAAAGTGCCGCGAGCACCAGTCACTTTATGCAGCACACCATCAATGTTGTAATAGATGGTGCAGCTGCCAAAGCTGGCGCTAACGGGCGCATAGGTTGCGCTCACGCCGGCAGAAATGGTCTCGCTCATGCCGCAGGCAAGCAGAGCTTTGCCATACTGAGGAGCAGTACCAGCAGCGCCAGAGCCGGCAAGCTCAACGCTGAAGGTGCATTCAACGCGGGTGTTAGCAAGCAATTGCTCAGATGCACCCAAGTAAGGGCGCACCAGATCACGGCTTACAACGTCACTCTGCAGCGGAGTGATGTTCAAATCCCGCACCAGAATGGCGTCGGCGCCGTCGGGAGTCGGATCTGTCCCGTAAGTCGATTCCGTCTCCAGCAGGATCAGGCGTTTCCGAGTTAGAAGGGGCATTGGAAATTACCTCTGGTCGTTCAGGTGGCAGCGTTCGTGAAACAAGAGTGCGAACGCCTGTCTCGGGGTCAAGGATGTACGAGCCACCTTGCCCTTGAAACTCATCCATTACTGTAAATCGGGTGGCTTGTCAGACTTTAGGACGACAAACTCGCAACACTTGTCCGATATTGAACAATATAATCATTGAAAATTACACCTGCAGGTTGATCAGCGTCGACAAGGTTGAATGACACCTCATCAGGCTGCACGTCAATCGCTAGTCCACCCAACGTCAAATCTGCCACCATCTTGCTGTGCATGCTTTCGATCACAGGATCAGCCAGCTGATCTGGTACGTCACCCCTGACAATCACACTCACTCTGACGCGCATCCGCCAATCCAGCGTCGGCAAGCTCGTGTTCTGCGTCGGCGTATCACTGATCGGCTCCACCACAATGGCTGGCGACTCCGCGCGCTGTACCGCAGTCACTCGACTGCGATAAACGCGACCGTTTAATCCCGCAGTCGGCGTCAACGCGGTAGCAATAGCTGCCAGGATTTGTTCACGCTTGGTCGCCATTGAATCCTCGTTGTGGAAGCTTGCCAAACGGCCCAGGATCAGGACCGCCGCTCACAATTGATTTTGCTCTGTAATAAATATAACAGTCAGTTTTACCAGCCTCCTCCAAGCCCTGCATCACCTTGACCCAATTTTTGAAGGTGTGGCGGTCCATGACTAAATTTCAACCGCGACCAAGCGACCGCGCTTCAGAACCAAATCACTGCTGTTGCTGTGATTAGCGATGAACAGCGAAATTTCATCACCATCCGCCAGCTCAACCATCCAACTGGTGACTAGCTTGGCCTCCTGAGCCCCGCTGCCAGTAAAAGCTCGGCATTCACTGTTGTCGATTGCTGTTCCGTTCTTGGCCAGCTTTACGCCCAGCGTGCTGTTGTTGCCGTCTGTGGCGTCAATGCTGCCATAGACACGAAACAGCTTGGTGCCGCCACTGTTGTTCTTCAGGCCAAAGGTGTCTGTGGTGCCGAGCACCATCCCATAGGCTGTATCACCGTCCAGCGTGGCAGTTAGGCCAGTGGTGACATAGGCGCCTTGGCTCCCGATCTCAATATCGCCATCGGTCATCTTCGAGCATTGACCACGGATAGCAATACCCTCGATGTAATACGACAAACCGCTCCAAGCAGTCGTACCATCGCCAATCTTGTACCGACGAGTATCGGTTTCAATTCCCATTTCACCCAACAACAGCACAGGATTAGCCGCCGTCCAAGCCGCAGCAGTACCGTTACGAAGCTTGAAGCGCGTAATCGTGTCGCTCATGGCACACCGCCGTCGAGTACATTTCCGGCCACATACTCAGTCGCAGGGCCGCCTCCATCAAGAATAACCAAGCTCTCTGTATTGACACTATCCCCATCAAGCACTGCAGGCGACACATCCGCCAGCACAGGCGTCGCACTGCGTTGCAGCATCAATTCGCAGAATTTGCCATCATCGATCAAAACCACTGATCTCACCGTGTATGGCAGTCCATCCACGTTCACGCCAGTGCTGTATTGCAGGTCGCCAAACTCACTGGCAAGACAAGTCGCCTTGTAGTCAGTGCTCAGCACCATGCCATCAGCGACAATCTCAGTTGGCATATCAAGAACTGCCAAGCCGCTTACTGCGCCAGAAGAAATTGGCACACCGAAGTCGGCCAGAAATACGCTTAGGTCTTCGGTGAATGCCATCGGAATTAGCAGGCCCGATGCCGATGGCAGAGCGGGAACGACGAAATTCTAGCCTGTATTAACCGAGAGCACTTCTACGCCCAAACTCTAACCGGCTGCTCCGGCCACACCGCATAGACATCCCACCCATCCGGCACTTCACCGCGATAGTTCAGGTGCCAACCATCCAGCACTTCAGGCGGTGTGATCACATTGCCTTCTTCGTCCCACTCGCCACCACGGGAGATGGGGCCGATCACGTCAAGGGCGTGGAAGCGACTGGCGGTGATGTAGCCGCCGTCTTCGTTGACAAGACCAGCAGCATCAAGGGCGGCGATGCCCGTTGCTTCATCCGGAAAGCGGAAGAAGGTGGGTGTAGGTGGTGTGAGGAGTTCTTCAGTCATTAGTGTTGCCGACTACTGGGTGATGGTTTGTAATACCTCGTTTCCGAGCCTTTGCGGCCAGTAGGTGAGGCGGCGGATGGCTCCATTCAAATGGTTGTTTCCTGTCATGTCGCCTATCCTCAGTTGACTCACGGTAGGCATCGTCCCACTGGCATCGGTGCCTACGTTGCCGCCGTTTACAGCGGCTGAAAAGCTATTGATTGCAAATGATGTTGCAAGTTGACGCCTTGAAGCAGTGGTAGGCGGATAAATAGATACTTGACTTACCCCGCCGGTTGTCACAAGAAGGCCAGCAAGATTACTAGTAATGTAACTATTGTTTATTCTGTTGGAGGTTGTTCCATCGTTCAGAGAAGAAACAACTGGAAATTTTCCAGTCGGGACAGTGAACTGTCTTGTGCTATCGCAAAACACCGTCCCTTCATCCTGCCGATACCAATCGCTTTCAAGCACCGTTGTCGCGGCTGATGTGCTGACATCTGCTGCTCGGGTGGCAGTAGAGCCTTGGGTGGGGATGTAGG